AAAATATATTATATTGCTCCTTCATATCGAATGGGTAAGAATATTATCTGGGAGGATTTGAAATCAGAACTAATTAAAAGACGCTGGGTTGCTAAAATAAATGAGAGTGATTTAACAATTACTCTAGTCAACAACAGTCGTATATCAGTTCGTTCTGCAGATAATCCTGACAGTATGCGAGGAGTTAGTTTAGATGCAGTTATTCTAGATGAAGCCGCATACATGAGTAAGGAAACCTGGACAAGTGTTATTAGACCCACTCTAAGTGACCGACAAGGAACTGCTCTGTTTATCTCAACACCCCGGGGTTATGACTGGTTCCATGAGATGTGGTCAAATGCACACAACAATAAAGACTGGTCAGCGTTTCAGTTTACAACAGTGGAGGGTGGACAAGTTACAGAGACAGAAGTAGAATCCGCCAAACAGGATTTAGACTTACGGACTTTCCGTCAGGAATATATGGCAACTTTTGAGAATGTAGCAAACAATGTCTACTATGCATGGGATATGGCAAATGTAAAAGCCTGGGAGGAGCCTGTACCGCGGACTTTACTAGTGGGGATTGACTTCAACATCGATCCTGTAACTAGTATTGTCTGTGTACAAACTGAAGACGGCTTACATGTTATAGATGAAATAATTATACCAAATTCAAATACAGATGAACTGGCACAGGCAATTATCAGTCGATACGGCGGTAATAGAATTATAGCATTTCCTGATCCGGCCGGTTCAGCCCGGAAGACATCAAGTAAAGGACGAACGGATCATATTATCCTACAGGAATGTGGCATGCAAGTAAAAGCAAGAAGAGCCCATCCACCTATTAGAGATCGTATAAATGCTATGAACAGACTGTTATGTGATGCACAAGGCAACAGGAAGTTATTTGTGGATCCCAAATGTAAGAAAACAATTGAGATGTTTCAGAAGCATGAGTACAAAGAAGGAACTGGTTTACCTTCAAAAACAGATGGCTATGATCATACTTCAGATGCACTGGGCTACTGTGTTGAATACAACTACCCAATACGAAAACCACAATTGGATCTGGGAAGTCAACCACAAACTTGGGGACATGTCTAGTGTTTTCAGACTCAATAATCAGAACAGTTGAAGGTAAGACACACAGATGTGTTATTAAACTAAAGGATACACACTATCATTTAACAATTGACACAAAGGGTGACTCAAGTGAACAAGCGTTTGCTAAAGCCATAAGTGAACTGGTTAGAGTAACTAGTTTAAACCACAAATTCGTGGCATAAATAACAAGAAGCATTACTTAGGTAAGGGGCTCAAGCCCAATGTCCTCTGGACAGTAAAAGGAACCATCAACAGGAAGATAACAATGCAAACATTGGAAAATTTACAATATACTCATCCTGCATATACAGATCACACACACAATGCGGAATACCTATATCGCAGTTATATTGGTGGTGACTTATATCGTGCGGGAGATTATCTAACAAGATATTTTGGTGAGGATTCAGATGGGCATAGTAATTTATATACTAAGCGATTGAACTCAACACCACTTAACAATTATGTTAAAACAACAATAGACATCTACAGAAGTTTTCTGTTTAGAGAATTACCTCACAGAAACTTAGGCACACTAAGCAAAAATCCACTAGTAAGTGAATGGGTAAATGATACTGACAATGATGGTCAGAACATGGATTCATTTCTAAAAACAATGAATGATTACGCAATGATAATGGGTAACATGTGGATACTAGTAGACAAGCCTTCATATGCTGTAGAAACAATGGCTCAAGAAATTCAAATGGGCATTCGCCCATACGCATGTATGTATTCACCCAGTGCTGTTATGGATTGGGAATACAAGAGAAACATTGCTGGTAAAAAAGTACTACAATACATTAAAGTTGTTGAAGAGAATACAAGTTATTCCACAACAATCAGTATGTGGTATCCGGACTACATTGAACGCTATACCATTTCAAAAGATGAAACAACAGGCGCAATGGAAACAATTACAGAATATAATGAATATGTAAATCCACTGGGATATATTCCATTCATTAATCACGCACCTATCCCAACACCAACAAAAGGTATGGGCTACAGTTTAGTTGAAGATGTTGCTGACACACAAAAGTATATCTACAACATGCTTTCAGAACTAGAACAAACTGTGCGTATTTCAGGACATCCTACACTTGTTAAAACATCAGCCACAAATGCAACAGCAGGTGCTGGTTCAATTGTAACAATGCCTGAGGATATGGATCCTGGCTTAACACCGTTCCTATTACAACCAACTGGTGCAACAATTGGTGGCATCCTAGATACTATTGACAAGCAAGTTGAAAGTATTCAGAAGACCACACATACATCAGCAGTACAAGGAACAAAAGGCTCACCAATGAGTGGTGTTGCACTACAAACAGAGTGACAATTACTTAATGCTAAACTTTCAGATCTAGCAGACACACTAGAAGAAACAGAAAAGAAAATGTGGAACATGTGGTCAAACTGGACTGGTATTCCTTTACCGGAAGAATTTAGTATTGACTATGTTGACACATTTGATATTCGTGATCAACATTCAGAACTTGAATTACTTACTCGTGCGGCAGATAATGTGCCACATGATGTATTCAAGCATTACATACATGATAGTATTGTAAACTTGTTGGTGGAAGATCCAGCACAAGCAACAGATATTAAGAAGATTATAGCGGAAGAACATGCGGCTATGCCAATGGCTATGCCAGCAGAAACTACCCAGGAATCTGACGAATAAATAAAGTTAAGGTTAAGTAAAACCCCCTAACTAACCAATAAAGGATACTCATATGACAGAACAAATCATAGACACTACTCCAGCAACAACTACTGAGGAAGTTGCTACGGAGGAAAAGAATAATCAGGAACAAAGAATGTTCAGTCAAGACGAGTTGAACGACATTCTAAGCAAGCGTATTGCACAGGTAAAGTCAAAATATGATGATATAAACCCTGATGAATATAGAGAACTAAAGACTCTTCGCCAGCAACAGGAAGAAGAGCAGATGATCAAGCGTAATGAGTTTGATAAACTGCTCAAGCAAACCAAAGTTAAAGCGGATGAAGAGGTAAACACATTGCGAGGTGAACTAGAGAAGATTAAGGTAGATGGTGCCCTAATCAGCGCCGCCAGTCAAAAAGGTAGCGTAAATCCAGAACACATTGCACAATTGCTAAAGGCTAATGTAAGACTTGATCCAAATGGTTCAGTTACAGTAGTTGATAGTGAAGGTAATCCACGCTATACAGAGAGTGCAGATCCTATGTCAGTTACTGACTTAGTTGAAGACTTCCTAAGTGTTAACACCTATTACCGCTCAGCGGGGCCGCAAGGCACTGGTTCTCAGAGTAATACGAATGTTAAATCTTCTACACAGAGTGTAGATCTTAGTCAATTAGACTTAACCCGTCCTGATCATCGCGAAATATATCGCAAGATGAAACAGGAAGGTAAACTTTAAAAAAAGGTAAAATAAAATGGCTTATAATTCAGCATTTAACCTAGACGCATTAGTTGTTCCTACAAAAGCAGCAACCGTCTATGCCGCTCACGAAGCATCATTGTTTCTAGGCGGAAACTTAATTCCTATGGGACATATCCCAGCAGGATCAGCCAGTCTACAGGTTCCTCTAATGGGATCAGTGGCTGCTACAAAAATTACAGCAGAAGGCGACAGTGTCCTTGACATTCCTGCAACAGGGGTAACAGACACAAAAGTCACTATTCCTGCAAACATCTATGCCGCAAGAACAGTCCTAAGAGATCTTGGCGGAATTGATCCACAAGAAATTGGTCGTATCCTCGGAAATTCTATCAGTACTTCGTTTGATACCGATTGTGGAGCGATGCTTGAAAACGGCGGTATTACAAATGTAGTTGATACAGGCGGAACAGTTTCACTGAATTTACTATTCGACGCTGTAAAAATTATCAGAGACTCAGGCGATATGGGCCAAGTTTATGGTGTTCTTTCAACAGCAATGGCTACTAACTTGCTTAAGAACATTGGTACAGCCGCATATGCCGGAAGTGAATTCCAAGGTACTGCAATGCAAAATGCCTCAATTGGCACAGTAGCGGGCGTAAATCTATTTGTTTCGCCATACATATCAGCAAATAAAGGTACACTATTCACAGCAGATGCATTCCGTATTGGCATGTTCCGTAATATCGATCTAGAAATCGAGCGTAGAGCCTCAGCAGTTGGTAACGATGTTGTTGCTAACCTACACGCCGGTATTGGTCTTGTCGACGCAAGCCGTGCTGTTCGTTTAGCAGACTTCTAAGATAACAACTTGAAAGGAGAGAGACTATGAGCAATTATGCCACAAACGCAGATCTACTGGCACTAGTGCCTGCGATCTTTGATCACGGCGAAAGTGACTATACTGACGAACTTACAAACGCAACTGCGGATGTAAACCGTGATATCGAAATTGAATGGAATAAAAGAGGATTTAATTATGGTAGTGGAAACACACGCTTTAATACAAGCCTCCTAGTAGCCGCACAATGGAAGAGAGCAACTATGTTCAAAGCGTTAACGGATTACATAATGCCTCGTCTTTCTCCTTTTCGTGTAGATGATGCTTTTCAATTACAAATCACTTTCTATAAAACTCGTTATGCAGAAGAGATCGGGGCAGAGTTTGCCATCGGTATCAAGTATGACGCAGAAAATGATGGCACAATCAATGACAGCGATTATTTTGAGGCTAGTCAAGATAGGCTGTATAGATAATGGCCAGTAAAAGAGAACTTATAGTACAAAACATTGTTACGCAAATCCAAAGTATATCATCAATTAAGAAGGTTACTAGGGAACCAAAAGACATATTAGAATTGTCCGTAGCAAGTTTTCCACATGTACTTGTTGAAACTGCAAATGAAACTAGAGAAAACGCTAGTTTCTCAGCAGATGTTCGCAAGGAAAGTGAATTGGAAGTCTTGCTTCAAATTGTTGTATATGGTAACAACCGTGATCAACAAAGAAATAACGCTATTGAAGCCATAGAACAAAAGTTGGATATAGATGTTACAAGAGGCGGACATGCCTTTGATAGTCAACTTAGTGAAGTTACAATTCGTGAACTAAACGAAGCGGCTCCTTATGGACAAGCAGTAATGTTGTTAACTATTAAATATTTCTACACAAAAGGAACACCATAAACGCAGTAGCGTTTGTAAATCAGACATCCTAGGAGATTAACATGGCTGAACAAAAAGGTATTGATGGAGTAGTAAAAGTAGGGGCAAATAATATCCTTAATGTTACTAACTTCACAATCGAAGAAACATCAGAAACTCTGGATATTACAAGTATGTCAAGTACTGGTAATGCTAGAGAGATCCTGCCAACATTTACTGCATTTAGTGGCAGTTTTGATGGGTATTGGGACGCATCAGACTTATCGTTGAAGCACTCATCAGGTACACCACCAATTGTACGCAGTGGCGAAACACTTACT